GAAGAACAGATGTCATTGGTGAATTTGACGGCATTCTATCAGTTATTGACTTCAAAACTTCTAGTAAAAATAAAAATGAAAAGATGATCGAGGACTATTTTCTCCAAAGCACGTGCTACGCATTGATGTATGAAGAAAGGGTTGGAATACCTATCGATCAGATTGTTATTCTAATCTCTACCGATGGCACTAATGAACCGCAGGTATTTGTGAAGGATAAAGATCAATATGTAGAAAAACTGTGTGATAAGGTCCTGAAGTTTCATAGAGAGATGAAAGGAGAATAATTATGGGTGGATATGATAATCAGACGAGTAAAAAAGTATCAAACGCCAAACAAAAATCTATTCGATACCATTATGATAGAAATCAATCTCTATATGAAGAATATAAAACAAGCAAATATCAATATCTAATGAGTTTTGTAAACTATAAAAAAATGGTAAATAAAAAGAAAAAAAATACTTGACAACGGTCTTCCAGTATGATATAAATAAGACTACATTGATGATATCTTTCAATGTCAGTTTGGACTGTGGGGCGGTACCACACGTCTCCACCACAAGCACACTGGTCCCCTCCGCATAAAGATTGGGCTAAGTTAGTGTAGATAGTTACACGCCGAAGTGTGCTTTTGATGGGGACGAAATAGGTTCGACAGGCTGGATGAGAATAGATGGAGATGTCCCGTGCGAACTGGGTAGACGACGAAAGAAGTCTTAAACGTAAGAAAAAAAACTAAATGCTATTAAAGCATCTAATGACAATGTTCCCTTTGCTTCCATGAAAATGGCAGCTTAAGAAATTGAGTCCGGGGTATGAGTTCCACCCTGTCAAATAACGGGCTCATTTTTTATTTTTATTTGTCCAAAGGAGGTATACAAACGTAAAGAAATGGCACTGAGAGAACACAAGCATGTCATCATTCGGGCATATGTAAACAACCCACCACAAGATGCTGACCGGCTATCGGATTGGTGTAGAGAGGTTGTTGCTGCTGTAGGTATGAAAGTAATTGCTGGTCCATTAGTAGTATATGGTAATATGTCAGGTAATGCTGGTTATACTGCTGTGACTGTTTTGGATTTTTCTCATCTAGCTATTCATAGTTGGGATGAGGTATCTCCTGGTCTCATCGAGTTTGATTTATTTTCCTGCAAAGACTTCGATGTAAATATTGTACTTGACAAACTTGAAGAATTTGATATAGTATCTCACTCAATTATGGTGGTAAATCGTGATGAATTTGACAATAGACAAACACGAAAACTTAAATATGCAAGCTAGTCGTGATGAAATAATCACATTCTCTTACGAAATTGAACGTATTGTATATGATAAAGATGTATCGTATATGGATGCTATTATCTTGTATTGTGAAACTATCGGTCTTGAAGTCGAAATAGCAGCTAAACTTATATCTGATACACTTAAGTCTAAGATTAAAATGGAAGCGGAAGAATTGCATTTCTTACCTAGATCAAATACAACAAAACTTCCTCTTTAGCATCAGCGATTAGCAACCGAGATTATTATGAGATTGTCTGCATATGAAACTTATTGTCTATATTTGGCAATCAAGAGCCATTTTACAACACAATCTTATGATTACCACAAATATCAAGGCAAGGTAAAGGCTTCTAAAGAATCATTCGAGATTAGAAAAGATAGATTTCTATTTCAAAAATTATCCAGAAAATATTCAAATGATCAAATGAATGATTTTCTAATCTCAAATTGTATCAAAGGTAAGAAATGGGTAGGCGAATTTCTTGATGATGATGCTGAAAATATCTATCTTCAGTATGTGAAAAGAAGGCAATCATTTACCTATGTTTTTACTAATGAAATACAGAAATTATTCGATTCAGTAAGTTCTCCTGAAAAAATATTCATTTCTTCTTCAAATCAATCATATTATCCTCCTATTATTGAATCATATCTTTCTAATAGTATTGGTGAAGATACTTTGTGTGTTATAAATAATTTCTTTAATTTTGTGCCCAAACTTGATAGAGATTTAGGTAAAGATGATATTTTATGGAAATCTATCCGTATCATCACAATCAAACTGCTTCCTTTTATTGAATATGACAAGCTGCGTTTCAAAAATATAGTGAAGGAAGCCATAAACAAATAAAAGGAAAATGAATGTTTAAACACATTATTTGTGTGGTAGTATCATTGTTTTTTGCTAATATTACTAATGCTGAATCACTACCTATTTCGACAAGAACAAAAACATCCTGTATATCAGATTATTATAGATTTTGTCAACATTGGTCACATGATGAATTGCGTAAATGTTTTCAAATGAATGTATTGAGAGTATCTGTTACTTGTACTGAAGCATTAATTGATGAAGGATTAATTAGTAAAGTTGAAGTAGATACTATGAAACGACAAGCTATAGCAATGATGAATGCTAAGCCACTTGTTAAATCTATATCTTCACCTCCAATTAATCCAAATCCAACTGTTGAAGAAATTAAAAATACAGTTGTGATTAATACAAAAAAAGTTAACGACAAAAGGAATCTTAAGAAGCCTACTAAAAACACTAAGACTACTAAACCAATACCAGCTGCTAGCGCTAAGAAAGTATCTGATGCAACATTTGAAAGATGGAAGAAACAAAATGGCTTCTAATAAATATGCTTGACAGAAGAAGAAACTTCTGTTAGTATATAAGTCTATATTATGAATATGTGGATAAGATAAACATACAAAAATACATATGGAGAAAATATAATGTCAAATTTCGCTACACTAAAAAAATCATCTGGTTCTCTTGATCGTTTATCAAAAGAACTGGATAAAATGAATTCTACTACTAAAGATAAAGCAGAAGATACAAGGTTTTGGCAGCCAGAAGTAGATAAGTCGGGTAATGGTATGGCTGTCATTCGTTTCCTTCCTCCACCTGCAGTCGATGGAGATGACTCTTTGTCATGGGTTCGTATTTTCAACCATGGATTTAAGGGACCATCCGGTAAATGGTATATTGAAAATTCTCTCACTACTCTTAATCAAAAAGATCCTGTTTCTGAATTTAATTCAAAATTGTGGAATGAATCTAATGATGATAATTCTCCACAAAGAAAACAAGTTCGAACACAAAAACGTCGTCTATCATATATCTCAAATATCTATGTTATATCTGATCCTAAGAATCCTAATAATGAGGGTAAGGTTTTTCTATTCAAGTATGGTAAGAAGATTTTTGATAAGATTACTATGCAAATGAATCCAGAATTTGACGGTGATAATCCAATTAATCCATTTGATTTCTGGAAAGGTGCTAATTTTAAAATGAGGATTCGTAATGTAGAAGGTTATAGGAATTATGATCAATCTACATTTGAATCTTCATCAGCACTACTGAATGATGATGATAAACTTGAAGAACTTTGGAAATCACAATATTCTCTGAAAGAACTCATTACTCCTGATAAGTTCAAAAGCTATGATGATCTTAAGAAGAAACTTTATGAAGTTATGGAAATTTATGAAAAGGTTGTAGTAAACGACAATAGGAGTCTTTCTGTTCCTCAAGTAACACCTAAGACAAATCGACAAACACAAAACGACAATAGGAGTCTTAATGAAGATGATGATGATGATTTAGCTGCATTTAAGGCACTAGCAGAATAAACAACTTTAAAAAAAAAGATAGAGAGAGAGGGAGAGTAAAATCTTCCCTCTTTTTTCTATGTCAAAGTATTATGTCCTGTATTTCCAACATCCAAATTTCCACGAGTAGGATTTGATTGAAGTCTTGACATTCTATATGCAGAGTCCATACTTCCTGGTTTATCATATATTGAATTCATTAATTTATCATATGTTTGAGCATCATTCATATTTTGCTGTGGCTGTTGCTGCTGTGGTGAAGGTATCATAGCTGCCATTGGTTGATTAGATTGTTGTGGTTGTTCTTGTTGTTCCATATTTCTTGGATCATTTTGCACTTCTGTTCTAATATTATCAATTCTTCTTTCGGGCACAACTTCTCCTTTACCACTACCATTTGCTTTCGGAGCTTTTATTATTTCACCTGGACTAACATCAGCTAATACTTTACCGTTACTTGAAAGTTGTATTGGTTCTCTTCCTGTGGGAGGCAACCGACCTGCATCACCATATTCCATTTGGTTTTTTGGTGGTACTACCGCTGCTGTTGCCTGTGGTTGTGCTGTTGCCTGTGGTTGTGCTGCTGCTGGTTGTGCTGCTGCTGGTTGTGCTGCTGCTGGTTGTGCTGCTGCTGGTTGTGCTTCT